AACCAACGACCACAGCTTAAAATTACCCCCGGCGTCCTTCCCGGTAACAAAAAGGTTCCAGTCGTCACCATAGACCGTGGCTACGCCTGAGAGGTCACCGGTCGACTTGTCCCAGGCAACCTTTTCTCCCCAGCTACCACTTATGCGCTTCATCACATAGAGGGTCGCCTGGTCAGCGAAGAACAGGGCGATATCGCCATTCGGCTTATAGCCAGCAGCTATGCCGTTAATGGCGGTGGTTGGGGTATAGCCTAGGAGCTGGGGGTCTCCCCAGCTAACCCCATAGTCGGTGCTCTTTAACTGGTAGAGCTTTCGGTCAGTTTTAATCCAGAAGATGGAGACCTCAGCCCCCAGAGAGCAGCCGGCGACAATAACCGCATCATACTGGTTGGTGTAAACCCACTGGCTGAAATCGGATTCCGGGCTGGGGTTAGCCACCCTCTGGCGATAGAGCTTTCTGGAATCAGCCGGTGGTGTTATCCTGACCCGGTTCAGGGAGCCATCCTCGGGGATGGTCACGGCGTGGAAGTAATCATCTTCCGAGCCGGTATAGAGCCTTGCCCACCGCAGGTTGACTACCCCGGAGTGCTTGTTTGAGGCTGCCACCTTGACGTATGGGGTATGGGTCGCTTCCTTCTGGGCAGCAAGCAATGTTGAACTAAGTTGTCTCATCGTGCCCTCCGCCTCACCAGAATAGGTGCCCGAGTAGCATACCAATGGCGCCAAAAAGTAGGAGCCACAATAAGGGGTGTTTCCTCTGGCTATCCCGAATAATATGACTCCAGGGTCTGCCACCTATCCTGGTCCAAAGCCACTTATACAGTCGGCCTATCATTTTCCCTGAACCTCTTTACAGCCCTTTCGCCAAAGTATTCTATGATAACCACCGAGACCAATCCGGCTAATAGTGGAGGCACCTCCATATTAGTCAAAATGCAGACGCTGTAGAGGGTAAAGCCCCAGACGATGATAAAGGGTCTGATAAGGCTCTTAATAAACTGGGCTAAATCCTCCATCTCAACTACACCAATGCTGCCAGGGTATCAGGCAATGGCTTATTTGCACTGCGGTAGTGGTTTGCCAGGTGCTTGGCTGCCTGTAGAATTTGCTCCGGGCTGGCATCAACTCTCCGCCCTCGGTAACCACCCCGGGAGAGGGCAGCCACCGCCGCTGGCATCCGCTCCCAGTCAACCGTCTTTTCAATATCAAGCCTCCCCTTCACGGCTCTGAAGATGTTTTTCTTATGATGGGGCAGCTTCCAGGTATCAGGGTCACCTGGGTCGCCGACGATGGCAAACGCCTCCTTAGACAAGCCGTCTTTGGTCTTAGGTAGTGCTTCTCTCACTGTCATCATAGCCTCCTTTACACTCTATAGAGCTGGCGAATCCTGACCAGGTTCCTTCTTCCCAGTCTCTTTAGCTCGCTTCTGAATTGCTTTAACTTCTCATTGCCCCAAGCGAGGAACTCCCTCGGCGTGGTGGTGCCGCCGACGCTGACCCGATTGATGGCATAGCTAGCCCACTCCACAGCGGCATAGCCTTCGGCGCCGATAGCGACCAAATCCTCGTGTTTGGCCGAGATAGTAGACTCCTGGGCATTGAGGGTGTGGAGCATGCCATAATAGACATTGCAGTTAGAGCCATCGGGGACTTCGTCGCTAAACAGGGTTAGGGCATGCCCCCATAGAGCGAACCTCTGGTAGCAGGGCGGGAACTTGTCTACCGGATACTCCACCGCCTCCACCATAACCCTATCGGTCAGCGATGATATATCAATCACTCTGGAGCCTGGGGTGGTGGGAAGGGTGGCTTTTGCCGGTAAAGGCACTGCCTCGGAAAACTCCTTTACTGCGTGGGCAATGTGTCTGTCCAGCTCATCATCGCTCCAGCGGTAGTTCCCCGCGTCTTCGTCCTTCAGGTCGCGCCTGACAATGCTTCTCATCGTGCTTAGGTCCATAATTTCATACCTCCCCTCTGGGCTTAACTCGCCCGATGTGGGGGCTCATGTCCCCCACCAAAGAACTTCGTGCCTTCACCTCCAGCAAATATCTCTCTCTTGACAACAAGGGTGTCTATGCCCTGCCCCAGTTCAGTGGCAAACAGGTCCTTGAGCAGACTGCCGACTTCAATGCCAGTGCCGGCGTCAAAGGTAGCTAATAGTCTGGCAACAAGAGCTTCAATGGCAGAGCCGATTTCACTCCCAGACAGAATAGCGCTGAGCATCGGTGTGCCCTCACCACCAGACCCCGTATCAGATGATGACTTGACTTCCGCAGTTTCCAGGGAAACATAGGCATCAACCCCAGAGCCAGTATCAGAGGAGGTCTTCTCGGTTACTCCTCCCGTCGTATAATCAACCTCAACATAGACTTGGGTGCATTTAGCAGCAGAACTCCCTGCAGTGCTTGAAATCTTTAATTGCAATCCAATTTGTAGCGCATCTATCTCATCCCAAGTATAGGCTGCACCAGTAGCAGGATTAGTGGTATAAGTCTGAGAAAATGTTTCATATGTAGTTACTCCAGTCTTAGATACCTCTGTGCCGTCTGTTACTGTAGTCCCAGATTTTTGCGAAGGTTTTGCATAAGCCGTTTTATTGCTAAGGGCTGTAGCTATACAGAAATAGATTGTAATGGAGTTTATCGTTCCCGAGCCTACAGAATGGGCAGGCAGATTATATAAATCTCTCAGGTAGGAAGTGCTGACGGCCTTAACATAAGTGGTATCATCATCAGCTACCGCCTCATCTACCTTATCCCAGTTTGCACCTGAATCTGGGTATTTGGTTAACTGAGTTGAATCCCCAGCAGCATTTGGTCTTAAGATTTCCGTAGCCATCAGTGCCACATCCCTTCAAGAGCTTGTCTATCAGCGCTAGAGGCGTTAGCCTCAAAGTCTTCCCTATCTTTATAGCCAAGCTCTTGCGTGTTATATTCCTCGCCGGCATCAACCGCCTTACGCACATTGAGAGCTTTCTGCCTGTCAGCCATTTACTCTCCCTAGCTCAAAGTAATGCTAACTTCTAAAGTCCAGGTGCCACTTGATTTTGTGCCCAGAGCGTCAACCTTTCTATTAAGGCACTTGCCACTGGTTGATTGCTTCACCACCCATTCATTCCAGGTATAGTTGGCTTCGCTGTCACTGAAGCTTGCCTTGAAGGTTGCTTTCTGGCTGGTGGAAGTGGGGTAGCCGGTTTCCATGCCCTTATAGGTCCTGTTGGTGGCTGCCTGAAGGTCAGTCTGGGTGGCAGTGGCAGCGGTGCTGGAATCACCGACACCAATCTGGGCGCTGGCATTGTTGAAGTGGTTAGCTGAATCACCGACAATCAAGTCCCACATCTCATCAATGCCAACATTAAGCAGGCAATTACCCTCGCCCTCAATAACCTCATAAGGCTTGAACCGGTTATAGAAGGCTGGCTCTGAGCCACGATAGGGCTCAATATCCTGGTGGTATTTACTGAGTTTGTAGTGACAATTCCATCGAGCTACATCTTTGTTTTCCATTTTCCCCTCCTCTGGGGGAGCCTCGCCAGAGGCTCCCCCGAATCTGGTTGATCTTAGTCCTGAACCCCAATTAAAGCGGCTGCCTTGATTGAGCTGAATAGCGCTAGCGAGCAGTACCACTTAATCCGGGTTCGTGATGCGTCCTTGGTCTCTAGCGAGCCGATTGGCTCTACTGTCAGGTGACCGGGGCTGGTTAAGCCGCATAGCGCCCCCTCGCCCATCTGGAAGGCGTAGATAGTGGAGCAGGTGCCTCCGGTGGTTGCCGTCTCCACCCCACCGGTAAGGACGTGGGTATCCAGTATCCAGTCATTGACGCCAATTGGGATGCCGTCCCACAGCTGGATGAAGTTACCCCACTTATCCTTGTCGGTCTCTATCATGCCTCCAGCTGCCCTGACCAGAGCGTTAATCTTGCGCCTTGAGCGCCGGCTCATCAGCAGCAGATGGGGCTTGCCACCCTTTATCGCATCAATAAGCTCATCCAGCTTAGCCAGGGTTAGGGTAGAGCCGGTGGGTCCCATTGCTATTACATAGTTGCTGGCGGTGGTGGTATCAATAAGCTTTCTGAGACCATCAAACTGCTTGGGATTAGTGGTTGCATTTCCATAGATGAAGGTATCCTCAAACTTGTCCCTGAGCGCCTTTGCCTTCAACTCGACTACGGCTGCTTCCAAATCCTGAATATTGGAGCGGGTTGCCTTGATGAAGTTATCCACGTCGGCGTCACCACCCATAATCTTCAGGTTTGCTGTTTTCTGCTCAAAGGTTGGTGTTGACTCAGCCCAGGTATCACCGACATCATAAAAATCGATGGTCGGCAAGGTCTTTTCCTGGTTATAGGTTAAGCCATTGCCCGCAATCTCAATGAAAGAGAGCTGCTGAAGGACGGGCGAGTCCTTGACGATGGTCTCCACCACCCCTTGAAGTAGCATATCATTTGACAGCTTGGCTGCTTCAGCTAATGTTAGTGCCATGGTTTATCTCCTTTCTCCTATTGCATATTGAATCTTTTCCTTTGGGGATAGGGCTGAAAAGTCTATTGCCGTCCGCTGTGGAGCCCCAGCCGGCACCCTAGCCTTGGCTATCTCAGCCTCCAACTCCTTCCTCACCTTATCGACCAGGTTCCGGGCATCTGCCACAGACTTGTCAATAGCCTCAATGCTGTCCCCGGTTATCAGTTCCTCGGGCACGCCGGGATTTGATTTAATCACCAATGCCCGGTAGCTTGATACCGCCTGAGACAGACTATTCTCAAGCTCGGTCAACCTCGGCTCTAGTTCAGCCAGAGATTGTCTAAGGGGAGCAATCTGGTTATCCCTATCAGCTATTGCTTGCTCCAGCTCAGAGATGCGGGAATCCTTGGCAGCAAGCTCCTTGTCTTTGTTGACGATAAGCTCCTCAAGCTCCACAACCCTAGCCGTGGCACTCTCTAGCTCCTCCCCGCTGGGATTTTGGTTTTGCATATCTTCTGGCAATTTTCTCCTCCTTATGCTGGAGATTACTCAACGCCTTCGGTCTCTGCGGCTAAAGCTCTCTCTCCCTCTCTGCCTGTCGTTGACCTGGCGTTAAGCGAGTTTCCAGAAAAATCTAAGATTTTTCTGGGTGAGTTAAGTTCCTTATTCATCCTGAGGATGGCTTCCCTCTCCTCAAGCCAGCGCTTAAATTCAGCCTCAGGGTCTTTAATCCCCACTTCCTCCATAGCCCCGCGTCTGGAGTGGATGCCGCTCTGAACCATTGTCTGCTCATTGGACACCAGCCGGGCTGAATCCTGGGGCAGTATCGGACTCCAGATTACCCGCAACCGGTTATCGCCAAACTCCATTCCCTGGTACTTTTCCAGGAGCTTAAGAATCATCTTGTTTCTCCGGTTATACACGGCAGTCCTGATGATTCTCTTTCGCCTCACCTTCTGAAGTAGTGGGTTGAGCTCAATCTCAAGGGCTACCCCGGATAAATCCCTCTCTGTTCCGCCGAAGGCAGCCCGGGGGGACTCCGATATATCGTGCAGGGTTCTATACAAAAGATTTATATAATCTATGTGCAGCCTGACCCCACCACCTTGTAGCAGGTCAAGCAGATAGGCTTTAGCATCCTCAGGGATATTCCACACCGCCCCCGGCCTAACGGTAATATCCTCAGCCTCTTCTACATTCTCCAGCACGGCAATGGGATTGCCCGATAGCTCCAGTATCCTGGATAGCTGTGACATTGCCCGGTTAAGCTCTCGCTGCGACTCCATAACCTGCGATAGGTCAGAAATACCCCAGAACTTCTTTGGCTCTCTAAGGTTGGGGTAGATGATAAACGGGATAAAACCATAGGGGTTGGGCTTCTTCTCAATCAGGGCATCATTCAGGTAAAGCTCAAATTCCCCGTCCGTCCATAGCTCAACAATGGTCGCCTTCTTATCCTTGGGTTTCACCCGATACAGGAGCTCGGTTTCCTCGGCGGTCAGGCTATATTTAGAAGCTACCTTCCATATTCTTGAGGTATCATCCCCTAGCCACCAGGCATAGATACCTTGAACATCGGGGGCGGTAATCCTCGCCTTCTTTGCCTCGGTGTCCCAGATAACCTTGTAGCCGGCATCGCCCAGGATGGCGCAATCAATCTCAGTCTCAAGGTCTAGCTGCTCCAGGTTATTGTCCTCATAGACCTGGCGCAAGGCTGCCTCGGCTCTTTGGGCGCTGACTTTAGCCTCGTCTGAATCCTCTATAGCATCAACAGCAAAGTTAATGCCGGACATTAGATATGAGGTAACCTTATCGGTGAATACCTTGGCATAGTTGAAGGTCAGGTGTTTCTCCCCCCACTTTTCCCTACCTTCCCACTGCCGACCGTGGTAGAAGTCAAGTAGCTCTCTATAGCCTCTGAGTCGGTCAATATCAAGACGGTTTAACTGGGTGATAATTGAAGTTTCATTCATCGGGGCCCCCTAAAATCTTGATTTTTGGGGTAGATTCATCTCTAGCCCTCTTTAATATTCGCTGGATGGTGCGCCGACTAACGCCAAACATCAGTGCCAGCTCCTTTACTTCTTTACCCTCGGTAGTGAACAGCCCTAAAACCTCTTTGTCTCTTAGCCTTTTCAGCCACCGGTGCTTGCCCCCGGGCTGAGCATAAACGCATTCCAGAAGGGGACAGCTAAGGCAGGAATCAGCAAATTCGCAGCCATCATCCCGGTAGTGGCAATACTCCGGCGGTAAGTCCAGCTCAGTCTTATCCCGACCCAT